AAATAAAGACCGTATACGAGTGCCTAATTCTTTATTTCTAGCAGGCACTTGTTGTAAATTTGGGTTTGCGTAACTTAATCTACCAGATACGGTTCCCCCTCCATCACCTCTTAATTGATGAATTTCTGAATGTATTCTACCCTTGTGTTGAAATTTTAAAATAGAATCAATAAATGTTGCATGAAATTTGTGTACCTCTCTTGCCTCTCTTATTAGTTTTGCAATAGGTGCTTCACAGTTTAATAACCAATTAGCTGTAAATGAAGGTTCTTTGGTTTTTTCTGTCAATGGATATTTGATACCTAATTTATCAAAAGCTTTTGCTATTGACCTAGCAGCAAAGATGTCAACTGGTAGCCCTGATTCTTTAGTTATTTTATCTAATATTTTAGTTTCTTTTTTAACAAACTCATCTTTAAGTTTTTCTGCCTCAATTAGATTTACTTTAACTCCTGTAGCTCTCATATTTAACAATACAGGAAATAACTCTGTCTCTAAATTAAATACTGATTGTATTTCTTGTCTAAAAATTTCTGTTTTTAGATACTGCCAAAGTTTTAATGTCAGTATTGCATCTTGCTCTGCGTAAAAACCTACAAATTTAGCGGGTAATTTATATAATTCTTGTTTTGCATCTATACCCCATTCGCTTGCAGCCTCTTTTAATTCTTGTTCTGATTTAGTTTCTCCTAACCAATCATAACCTAATGCATTTAAACTGTAAGAAAATCTGTTCTCATCAACTAATGCAGACGCCACCATTGTATCTATTATTCGTCCGGATATTTTTATACCATGAGCTCTTAACCAACCTACATCATAAGAAGCGTTATGAAATATTTTATCTCCTGGACCCGACACAACCTCTTGCACCCAATCCATTACTATTTTGTAATCCATGTTTGAACCATTTTCATGTGCGATAGGAAAGTAACCTGCGAAACCATCTGTTGCTACAGCAACTCCAACGATGTTTCCGTCCATGGTTGGCCATCCAGGACCTTTTGTTTTAATGTTAGGATCTTTTGTCTCTAAATCAATAGCTATTTCCTTTGCATCTTTAATGTTTGGAAAATGTGATGGAGTCTTCCAATCAGATTCTTTGAAGGTAAAATTTATTTGATGGCTCATTGAAATGATTTAAGTATTTTTAATTTTTCCTCTGCTTGTGCAATTTTATCCATTTGTTTATCAACTTCTTCAATGTGTTGAGGATGCTCACCAATACCTACTGAGCTTTCTAAATATATTTTTATTGTAGCTTCGGCTGCGGTTATCTCTGCATCATATTTTTTCTCAAGTGCATCTAATATTATTTTTTTAATACTCATATAAATAATCCTATGACTAAACCAGCAATAAAACTACTTATAACCAACACTATTTCGAATCGCCAATATAAACTCCAGGAGGCTATTTTTTCTTTCCATTTCATTTTTTCTTTAAATCCTGCAATATTTTTTTCTCGAGTTTACAATAATGAATAATCTTATCAATATCTTGTTCACCACCTTTTTTTAGATAACGCATTGCATACTTTATCACATTTGATTGAAAAGTATTAAGATTATTGAGTCTCATAAATTCATATGGTTGTATATGAAACTTGGTATAATGATTTCCACCAACTTGAGTGTGTTGAGGAAAACATTCGTCTATTAGCTCTTTATTGGTCATACGCCACACATCCCTTCACATTCTATGTTAAATAAATTTAGTTGATCATCTTCAACTTTAAACTTTACGTCTTTTAAAGGCACACATGATCTGTGAATAAATAAATTATCTTTAACTTTATTATTACCTTTTCTTATTTGTTCATCTACTTCACATGCATCTTTAAATTCTTTTGGTCTTTGGGTTTTCATTTCGTGCCAAAACTTATCATCATGAAATGGACAGCCAATACAAGCTGACTTAGCTGGTGTCCTGTAGTCCTTGCCCTTGTACCAATCTAGACAATCTTGCCTTGACATTTTCTTTTCTATCAAAGGCCATCTATTCTTCTGCCACCAATCTCTTGATGGTTTCATTCTCATAATTTCATCTGTTGAGATCCCAATCCAAGTTTCTATGTGTTTGCCTTTTGGAAATTTAGCATGTTTTTTTAAACCTACGAGTTGTCTGCTCTTCTTTGCTATTGGCGTAATTTTATATTCTCTTGTGCATTGTCTCCTCAACATACCTTTTTTATTTGAGTCAGGATTTTTTGTGAAGAAAGGAGCAGATGCAAATCTATTACCAGTATCTGACATGGCTTTCATAATATCATCTCTTATAGATGTGCCTTTACCCACTGTGTAAACAGGATAAGATACTTGTGTCTTCAACCACTCAAGATGTTCTATCACAGGTGTAGGTTCCCATCCCGTATCTGCGAAGATTGCAGCATCAGGCTTTACACCAAACTCACCTTCCTCTGCCATGAGAGCCATTGTACTTGACTGGACTCCTGCGCCCAACGACAATATTCTAATTAGTGGCTGTTCCATATTTCATTCTCTTTGTTTCACTTAACATTCGTGCAAGTGGAAAGTAATATTCACTTGGACTACGCAATATGTGTATCTGTTTTCTAGCTCTTGTGCTACCCACATACCACACTCTGTATTCTGAGCTTCTTTCTAATCCTATTTTATTTTGTATTGATGCAACCCAGTTGCTTTTTTCATATAAAACTACATGATCAGCTTCGCCACCCTTAATTGAATGTATTGTATCAACTACCATCTCTGAATTTTTAACAACATCTATGCCAGATTCAATAAGTTTTTCAAAATAAAATTTTTCTTTTTCTGAGAAATTACGATTAAATACATTTGTCCAGTGTTCTTTTTGGGCTCCCAATCCTCCCCATACCGTAAGAAAATCATAATCCATTTCACTATTATCAGCAATGTTGTACCAACGCTTAGATTCAATAGATCTAAATCCAAAACCTATTTCATTTATGTATGTATAGATTATTGATACCTTATCTTTCATAATTTTATCACCACGCATTAATGCTGACCAAGCTTGTATTGCGTTCCATTTGTTAAGATCAAAAGACTTTCTACCTTTTGAATCTTGAAAGAATAAACCCATCTCTCTAGCTTTAAATCTAAGTTCATCTACAATATCGTTTGTTCTACC